TGAAGCCCTACGGATGACAGCCAAGAGATGGATCTCCGGCGACGTCCCGCCAGAGAGCGGGCACGTGGTCGCCTCATCAATAGCAGAGGTCGGTGTGACACTACCTGGTGTAACGTGCATTATCGATGCAGGCGATATGGTCTGCTCCGACAACGGCAGGCTCATACACATGAATATGTCGCCACAGGTGTCTGGACAGCGTGCTGGGCGGACTGGGCGCACAAACGCTGGCACTTATGTGATGCTGGCGCAACCCACAGGGGTTGATATGGAACCCATGCCGTCAGTTGAGATAGCAATGCTTGACCCTGGCGCATGGCCAATGATGTCAGATGTCGCTCGGCGCCCAGTTATCGTGCGGCCGAATATGCCAGGTGTGGGCGAGTGGCTCACCGTCACCCACTCAGTGCTGTACCACTGCCCAGGGCTTAGGGCGAGGCCTGATCTTGAGGCAGCCGCAGTAACATTGCATTGCCGCATAAGTGACGAAATCTCACGTCGGAACGCGTGCAACACGCTAAGAAGAGGCGTTGTTACCGATGAATACGAGGACGTGTTGCCGTACGGTCTGTGCATGAACGAGGGGGAATTGGTAGCTCGCACTATCGAGCAGCTTTCCGCAGGTGACGGGGTGCGTGTGGTCACGTCCTCTGGTGAGTTCATTATGGATCGCCCTATAGTCACGAAAAACGGGATAACTGATGGCGATATGAACCCGAAGCCGCTCGAAAATTTTCTACCGCGGTCGCACCCGGTCAGCGCTGTCGTGGGCAATACTGCTGGCGCGGGCCCAGACATTGTCGGTGTTAGACCCAAAGGCAGCGACACGACACTGCTCGACGCCTTCGGATGGGCACTACAAGAGAAGGGCATGACGGCTAAGAGGTGGGAGGCCGCAGTCAAGACCTCGAAGGCCCACCGCGAGCATGGCCTTGTCACTCACCAGGGTGTGGATCTACAATCCCTCGTCGACGAACTTCAGCACGTACTTCATGTGAATATCGGGACGAAGTGCGGCTTCACCATCGTGCCTACGAACGGTGCTCTTGGCGAGACTACGGTGATAGCAGCACGTGATTGTTACATTATAGGCGCACCTCAAGAGCGCGCGTCATACGCGACCTGGGATGGCGCCCGAGTCGCACGTGACCCGTTGCGAGGGTTGTGTACACTGCCAGCCTCACCTGTCGGGGCCGGAACACCACGATCTATGTGCATGAGATACGCACACTACGAAGTGTCTCGACGAACAGCTAATTACGCCCGGCACGCGTTCGATGACATGATAGACGCACCATACCTACAAAAGAACGCGTATGTCATGCACGACAAGTCAGGCACGCACTGCATGGTGAGCACCATGAACGGCGTGGTAGGTGTAAACCGTAGCGCAGACGACTGGGATCTGATCTTTCAACGTATGGTGGCAACACGGCAAAGCGGGCCAGACATCGACGGTGCCGGTGAATGCACGATCGGTCAATGGCTCACACATGAATATAACGTGGCGATCCCCGATAAGATCGATGTCACGCGGGACGATTACAGATCCACATTGATCCTCTTTGCGAATTACCACCATGCCTGTGTCAGTGTCATGGTGGAGGATTACGACGAAGATGGTCACACGCGGGTGCATGTCCAAGAAGGCTTCGCAAGGACCATGGCATCCAAGCGGGGCGGTAGCACCTCAACTAGCTACAGGGAGGGGCTATCACGTGCACGCCTGAAAGTGTCAGGGTGCTGGGCGCCGACCGTAGCAGGGCGTATGACCCGGGTGCACCCTCTGCCATCGCTACGCCACACCAAACCTAAGTTACT